ATTAATGCTTTATTTCCTTAGTATGAATCCAAATACTTTGAGAGCTATTTGGGAGAAAGATAACAAAGATGGAATAATAAGATATGGAGCAGTTGTATTACGTAGAGCTTTAACAAGTCCTAGAAGCAATTTTTATTATAAGTATGAAAAGTATTATACACATATTGATAGTTCTATTTATAGTTCTAATACAACTGATACGGCTGAGTATATTATACCTAATGGTTGTAAGTATAAAGACATATCAAATATTCCAAACGAAAAAATAGATAATTATAAGATAAATAAATTAGAAGAAATAGATAAGCAGTTAGATAAATTAGATAGTTGGTATGATAGAGAACTATTCAAGTTGTATTATTATGAAGGGAATACATTAGATAGTTTAGCACAGAAAACAAAGATAAGCAGAAATAGCTTGTTTACAACAATAGATAAAGTAAGAACAATATTAAAAAAAGAATTAAATGAAGATGTATGATCCTATAAAAAATGATAGCTTTGTAATGATGTTTGGCTTTAGACATCCTGATTGGAAGAAAAGATGAATAAATTCTTTGTACCTAATGAAGTTTATGAAGATAGAATAGCAATCTGCAAGGAATGTATTTACTATAAAAAATTATTAGGAAATTGCTCCATTTGCAAATGCTTTATGAAGGTGAAAGCACGAATAGCACCTATGGCTTGTCCACAGAAGTATTGGGATAAAACAACAGAAGTAGAAACACCTGATGATTTGCCACAAGAAATAATAGATGAAATATTAGATATGTGGAAAGACTTAAAAACAGGTAGAGCTAAAGATGTACAAGCAAAGAAAAAGATGATAGAAACATACAACACAATTTATAACACTAATTATCAAACTGGTACTAATTGTGGTTCTTGTATATCTACTTGTTATGATGGAATTAAAAAACTATATAAAAAATACAGCGAATGAGTTATTTAACACACTTAAAAAGAACAAAGATGCACCACTCAGAAAGGTGGATAGTAAAGTATGATGATGAAGGATTAGTAAGGGAGGTTAAACTTATATACAGTCCTGATGAATATAGAAAGTCATCCAGATCAAGAACATTAAATACACAAAATGGTTTAATAAAAATTTTAGAAAATGACAAAGAAAGAAGATTACAAAAAGACACCCCAGCCTAGTTATTACTCAGGGACATTGTATGGGTACTCAGTAAAAGACATTGTAGATGATTTTCAGCTTAGTGCTTGGACATCTCAAGCAGTACAATATATATTAAGAGCAGGTAAAAAAGAAGGTAATTCACCTGAACAAGATATACAGAAAGCTATTAATGTGTTGCACTTTGAATTAGATAAACTATATGAAGAAAGTAAAACTAAGACAGGGGGGTTAGCACAATGAAGATTCTAAATTTATATGCTTGTCTAGGAGGTAACAGATATAAATGGAATGAAGTAAAAGATGATATTGAAGTAACAGCAGTAGAACTTGATACAGAATTAGCTAGACTATATCAAGAAAGATTTCCTAAAGATAGAGTAGTCGTAGGTGATGCGCACCAATACTTGTTAGATAACTATAAAGATTATGACTTTATATGGAGTAGTCCTCCCTGCCCAACTCATAGTAGAATACAACTATCTATGCAAAACAATAGAAAAATGGCTTATCCTGATATGAAGTTATATCAAGAGATTATATTTTTAAATACTTTTTATAAAGGAAAGTATTGTGTAGAGAATGTTATACCTTACTATGATGCTTTGATACCTGCACAAAAAAGAGGTAGGCATCTGTATTGGTCTAACTTTGTAATACCTCAATTTGAAGAACGTGATGCTGTAATACGTAGATGGCAAATACCTCAATTAGAAAAACATCACAAAATAGATCTTAGCAAGTATAATGGTAAACAAGACAAAAGAAAAATAGGAAGAAACTTAGTAGATTATGAAGCAGGTAAAACAATATTTGAAACTATGTTAGGTATTGTTAAAAAGGAAAACATAAAGCAAACAGAATTATTTTAATATGACACTATACAAATGTGAATGTAATAAAGAAGAAAAAGAAGTAAGCAAAGCTAAAATAGTTTTAAGGGAAGGTAGATGGGTTGCTGATATTATGTGTAGCTGTAATAAATATATGGATAGTAAGCCTGAAGAAGGAATGCCTAGTTTAAAAAGAACAGAAGCATCCTTAAGTAAAGAAAGAAGGGGGCATATGATGTGGGAAGGGGCTAAAGAAAAGCTAATAGGAGAACGTGGAGTTAATGAACCATTTGACTAATGAACTTTGTAGTAAACACAACCCAAGACAAGCAGACACTGTTCAGTTACCTAAAAGAGTTAGGAACTGACTATATAGTAAAGGTAAAGAAACAAAGAAACAATAGAAGCAATATGCAGAACAACTATTACTGGGCTTGTATAGTACAACCATTAGCAAATGAACTAGGATATTTTCCTGATGAAATGCACGATACTTTGAAGATTAAGTTCGCAAGTGAATGGCAAAGCATAGAGATAAACGAAAGACAAGTAGGACTACAAACAGTGAACAGCACAGCTAGAATGAACACTAAAGAGTTTGAAGTATATGCAGAACAAATAAGGATATGGGCATTAACAGAACTAGGTGTAAGACTAATGCTGCCAAATGAATATGAGTAATGGAAATAAATAAAATATATAATGAAAATTGTTTAGAAACTATGCAAAGAATGGAAGATAACTTTATTGACTTGACAGTTACCTCTCCACCTTATGACAATTTAAGAGATTACAATGGATATTCATTTGATTTTGAAAATATAGCAAAAGAATTATATAGAGTTACAAAAGATGGTGGTGTTGTTGTTTGGATAGTGGGTGATGCTACAATAAAAGGTAGTGAAACAGGAACAAGTTTTAAACAAGCATTATTTTTTAAAGAGATAGGTTTTAATTTAAACGATACTATGATTTACAGAAAATTAAACTATCTACCTGTAACCTCTTGCAGATACGAACCTCAATTTGAGTATATGTTTATTTTAAGCAAAGGAAAACCAAAAACTTTTAACCCTATAATGAAACCTAATAAAAGTGCAGGAACTAAAGGAGGAACTCACAGACACAATGGAGAAGATTTAGAAAAATTACACACTAATAATGGTGTTATAAAAAAAGAAGGTAGAAAAACAAATGTTTGGGATATTGCTTGTGGTTCTATGAATAGTAAAGATAAAATATCATTTAAACACCCTGCTACTTTTCCTGAGAAATTAGCAACCGACCATATTATAAGTTGGAGTAATGAAGAAGATATGGTATATGATTGCTTTATGGGAAGTGGAACTACTGCTAAGATGTGTATATTAAATAATAGAAAATACATAGGAAGTGAGATAAGCAAAGAATATGTAGATATAGCTAATAAAAGATTAATAAAACACAAAACACAAAACAAATTGTTTTAATTTCTATTATATAATATGGATTGAATAATCAATCTTTTTCAATTATGGATAAAAGAATAAATAATGGTGGTGCAAGAAAAGGTGCAGGTCGCAAGAGTAAGGCAGAAGAACAAATGTTAATAGAGAACCTAACACCTATGAATGAAATGGCATTAGAGTCATTACAAAAAGGATTAGAGAAAAAGGAACAATGGGCAGTTAAGTTATTCTTTGAATACTTCTATGGTAAACCTCAACAAAGAGTTGATGTTACAACTAATGAAGAAAGTCTTAATATGCCTTTAATAACATTTGTAGATACTGAAACTGAGTAAGAAATATAATCCACTATTTGAATCTGATGCACGTTATTTTATAATAACAGGTGGTAGAGGATCAGGAAAGTCATTTGCTGTAACAGTCTTTCTAACTTTACTTACAATGACACAAGGGATTAGAATACTCTTTACAAGGTACACAATGACTTCAGCACACTTATCAATCATTCCTGAGTTCTTGGAAAAGATAGGGTTATTAGGATATGATAATATATTTAGCATAAACAAGTCTGAAGTAGTAAACACTAAAAATAAAAGTGATATACTATTCAGAGGGATTAAGACATCAGCAGGAAATCAAACAGCTAGTCTAAAATCATTAACAGGAGTTTCAAACTGGATTCTTGATGAAGCTGAAGAATTAATTGATGAAGATATATTTGATACTATTGATTTAAGTATTAGGGAAAAGAACATACAGAATAGGATCATACTTATACTGAATCCTGTTACTAAAGAACATTGGATATACAATAGGTTCTTTCAGAACAAAGGCGTAGAAGC